TACAAATGCCGCTAATGTAACAATGGGAATTATTAAAAGTGGCGGTTCAGTAGTTTTATTTGCTTCTACTATCTCTGTACCTGCGGATGCTACTTTGGTTCTTATTGATAAGAACTCAGGCATTTATCTTGAGGAAGGAGATATCTTAGAGGGTGGTGCAAGTGCTAACTCAGACTTAACTTACACCATTAACTACGAAGAACTAGATGACGCTTAAGGAGTACAAATATGGCTCATTTTGCAGAACTTAATTCAAGCAACGAAGTATTACGAGTAGTAGTAATATCTAACAATGATGTAGATGCTAACGGTGGAGATGAATCTGCACAAGCAGAAACATTTGTAGCATCTATCGTTCCACACTCAGAAGACGGAACAGCTTGGAAACAAACCTCATACAACAATAACTTTAGAAAACAATACGCAGGTATCGGTGTTACTTATGATGCAAGTAAAGATAAATTTATCTTGCCACAACCTTATCCATCTTGGTCATTAGATTCTAATGATGATTGGGAAGCACCAGTTACCTACCCAACAGTTACAGAAATAGATTCAGAACCAGTCCTAATTACTTGGGATGAAGATAATCAAAAATGGCTAGGAGAAACCTACACTGGTGATCCAATAGTTACAACCAATTACGAATGGGATGCTACTAATCTGCAATGGAATGAGGTCTAACTATGGCTAGTTCTAATGGCGGAGTAGTAGGTGTCGATAATCCCCCAGTTTTACAACCTGAAACTATAACTACATTTAATTCTAGCGGAACTTTAACTACTGCTTCTTATACAACCTCACTTGAATACTTAGTTATTGCAGGTGGAGCAGGTGGTGGTGCTACAGTTGGTGGCGGAGGTGGTGCTGGTGGTTATAGAACAGCTACTGGTTTTCCTGTCTCAGCATCAACAGGCTATCCAATTACTGTAGGAGGAGGAGGCTCTGCTGGTGCCGCAGGTTCAAATTCAGTTTTTTCTTCAATCACTTCAGCAGGGGGCGGACAAGGAGGAGGATTCACTTCAGTTACAGCACCATCAGGAGGCTCAGGTGGAGGAGTTGGAGGCAGAAATGGCGCTGCAAATGGTGCAGGTGGTGGCTCTGGAAATACACCTCCTGTAAGTCCACCCCAAGGTAATGATGGTGGTGATCGAGGTGGCGGTGGAGCTAACGCACTCTGTGGAGGCGGCGGTGGCGGTGGTGCTGGTGCAGTTGGTCAAGATAGTCAACCTGTCGGACCTGATTTTAAAGTTGGTGGTGCTGGTGGAGCAGGTTTAGCTTCTTCAATCACAGGCTCATCTGTTACAAGAGCAGGCGGTGGCGGTGGCGGTGGCGATATTAGCGCACCTGCTGGAGCTGGAGGCTCAGGTGGTGGCGGTGCAGGTAATGGTGGTGCCGCAGGAACTGCAAACACAGGTGGTGGTGGAGGCGGTGCTGGTAACAGTGTCGCTGCCAAAGCTGGTGGCTCTGGTGTTGTTATAATCAAAGAAGCCGCAGGACCTACCATAGCATCAGGAATATGGGATATGAACGCTCTTTACGATAATGTAAAAGCAGGAACTTGGACAACTTAATATGCCTAGATTAGTCGGAGCAGTACAAACAGTTACAACTCAAGCTGAACAAATAACTACATTTAACTCAACTGGGACATTTACTGCTCAACCTTTATCTGTTCAAGCCGATATTCTTGTTATCGCAGGTGGAGGTGGTGGTGCAGCTAGACTTGGCGGAGGCGGAGGTGCTGGTGGATATAGAGAAATATCAAATCACCCAATACCCACAAGTCCTGTACCAGTTACAGTAGGTGGTGGAGGTGCAGGTAGTGGTCCAGCAGATGCACCTGGAGCAAGTGGCAGTAATTCAGTTTTTGGTGCAACCTCGCCATTAACATCCGCAGGTGGCGGTGGCGGAGCTAGAACATCAGGCGGTGCGCCAGCAAATGGTGTCGCTGGTGGTTCAGGTGGAGGTGGTGCACAAGGTACAGGTTCTTCTGCTGGTGCAGGAAACACACCCCCAACTTCTCCACCTCAAGGAAATCCTGGAGGTGCTAGTGGTGCTACCGCAGCAGGTTCAGGTGGTGGTGCTGGTAGTGCTGGTGGAGCTGCAAATCCTATTGTTGGTGGAGCAGGTGGTAATGGAACAGCCTCATCTATCACAGGTTCACCTGTAACAAGAGCAGGTGGCGGAGGTGGAGGTGGATATCCAGGAGGCGGTGGTACAGGAGGTGCAGCAGGTCCTGGTGGTGGCGGTGCAGGTGGTGGACCAGGCAATCCTGGTGCTGGATTTGATGGAACAGCTAATACTGGCGGAGGCGGAGGCGGAGCAAGTTTTCCAGGCACTGATGTACTTGGAGGCGATGGTGGTTCAGGCATAGTTATCGTTAAAGAACCTGAAGCCATAGAAGCTTCAAGCTGTTGGGATTTAAGAACAGTATTTAGACAAGTCAAAGCTGGTGATTGGACAAACTAACCAACCTTTCTTTTAAAACACATCTAACTTATACTATCTTTCAAGAGAGAGAAGATGAATCTAAAATACTATTACTGGTACTTTCAATCAGTTATTCCTGAAAGAATATGTGACGATATTGTTCGTTATGGTAAAGAGCAAGATAAACAAATGGCTCTTACAGGCAACGCTGGTAGAGACAATAAAAAACTAACCAAGCTAGAACTTAAAAACATTCAAAAGAAAAGAAAATCTGATGTTGTATGGATGTCAGATAGATGGATATACAAAGAAATACAACCTTACATACACCAAGCAAATGCTAACGCTGGTTGGAATTTTGAATGGGATTGGTCAGAGTCTTGTCAATTTACCGAATATAAAAAAGGTCAATTTTACGATTGGCATTGCGACTCTTACGAAGAACCTTATAACAATCCTGAAAATCAAAATGTGCATAACAAGTTAAGAAAACTTAGCATGACTGTATCTTTAACCGATCCTGATGAATATGAAGGCGGAGATTTAGAGTTTGATTTTAGAAACACAGACGAAGGCTCACAGCCAAGAGTATGTGAAGAAATTAGAAAGAAAGGTAGCGTGATTATCTTTCCATCTTTTGTTTGGCATAGAGTCAAACCAGTAACCAAAGGAATACGACACTCCTTAGTGTGTTGGAATTTAGGATATCCATTCAGATGATTGATTTTTTTATTTTAGTTTTTACGTTTATGCTTATAAAAGGTTTATTTCTTAAGCCTCCAGGACCAGGAGAGTGGCAATGAGTTTTAAAAAAAATAAATACCAAGTAATTAAAGGCGCTATATCAACAGAGTTAGCAGATTTTTGTTATCAATACTTTTTAAACAAAAGAGCAGTAGCAAGACATTTGTTTGATGAAAAATACATTTCACAATTTACTGAATACTTTGGAGTTTGGAACGATCAACAAATACCTGAAACGTATTCACACTATAGCGATATAGTGATGGAAACTTTATTGCAAAAAGTTAAACCTATTATGGAAAAAGAATCAGGCGTAAAGCTAACTGAAACTTATTCATATGCAAGAATCTATAAAAAAGGTGATGAGTTAAAAAGACATAAAGATAGATACTCTTGCGAGATATCTACTACTATGAATTTAGGTGGTGATGATTGGCCTATATTCCTAGAACCATCAGGCGAAGAAGGTAAAAAAGGCGTAGAGGTAAATTTAAAACCAGGCGATATGCTGATGTATCGTGGTTGTGAATTAGAACACTGGCGTGAGCCATTTAAAGGTAAAGATTGCGGACAGGTGTTTTTGCATTATAATGATGCTAGTGGCAAAAATGCCGAAAGCAACAAATATGACGGTAGGCCTATAATTGGATTGCCCGCATATTTTAAAGGAGCTTAATATGGATATATTAATACCATTAATAATAGTAACAGTAGTTTTGGCTTGGTCTGTAAAAAGATTCAAACCTGAACTTTGGGAAAAAGCAGTTTCTAAATTTAAGAAGTAACATGTCTTGGTGGAAAAAAGTAGTACATTTTTTTACGCCTCTTAGTTCGGCAGAACTACCTAATCCTCTTAAAGAGGATATGGAAACCGTTAGAGCTAGGAATAAAAAAGGCAGGTATGTTGCTGACGATCCTAGCACTCCAGACATAAACGAAGCTTATACAAAAGTTCCAAAAAAAAGAGGCCGACCTCGTAAGAAAAAATAATGTATGAGTATAGTTGCCAGGTCACTAAGGTGGTTGATGGTGACACTATTGACGCTGATCTGGATCTCGGTTTTAATATTCATCATAAGTGTCGCGTACGTTTATACGGTATTGACACTCCCGAGTCGAGAACTCGCGACAAAGACGAAAAGGCTAGAGGTAAGCTAGCTGCTAAGTTTTTACAAGACGCCATATCAAATGGCAATCACGTCATCTTACAGACGCAATTAAAAGACTCTAAAGGTAAATTCGGTAGAGTTTTGGCATCAGTTATCGTAGATGGAATAGATATTAACCAGCAAATGATTGAAAAATATATGGCGGTTAAATACAAGGGCCAAAGCAAGCAGGATATTAAATTAGAGCATATGAATAATAGATCTAAATTAATTGAACTAGGAGTTTATAAGCCAGATGGACAAGGAGCAACAACAGCATGACAAAATAATAGCTTGGGCGGCTATTGGTTTTTTAGTAACTTTGGTTATTGGCTTGTCTGTAAATGTTAGCGCTCAATCCTCTCAACAGTCTGGTACAGCTTGCGTCAACGGATCTCAGTATTGCGAAAACAATAGTTTGGATACAGTTAATACGACTACGACCACCAATACCAACACCAATACCAACACGAATCAAAATACGAATACAAACACCAATACAAATTCTAATACCAACGTATCGACTAACACGAATAATTCGACCAATACAAATTCTAATACGAATGTTTCGACTAATTCCAATACGAATGTAAATAGCTCGACTTCAAATAACACCAATACGAATAACAACGTCAATACTTCGACCTCGACATCTAACTCAACGGTTAATTCAACCGTTAATCAAAATGTTAACAATACTAATAATTCGACTTCGACTAGCTCTAATACGAATCAAAACACTAATATTAATCAATCGACTTC